CAGGATCAGGAGCAGCGGTCACAGAGATAAAGCCAACTGCTGCTGACGCAAGTGTAATAACGGCAACTCTAGCAGATGATGCCGTAACTAATGCTAAAATAGCAGATGATGCCGTTAACGCTGATTCTGTGGTTGACAACTCTATTGGAGCAGCAGCAATAAACATAGATGGAAACGGAACATCTGGTCAGGCTGTAGTGTCTGATGGAGATGGTAGCTTTAGTTATCAATCTAATATTGTGCCATCTGGTGCGTTGATGCCGTATGCAGGAGCGTCTGCCCCAACAGGTTTTTTATTGTGCGATGGTTCGGCTGTATCACGATCCACTTACGCAACTCTTTTTGCAGCTCTTGATAACGGAAATATATATGGAGCAGGTGATGGGTCATCGACATTTAATCTTCCAGATTTAAGAGGAAGAGTTATAGCAGGTCAAGATGACATGGGGGGATCGTCAGCCGATAATCTTACTAATCAATCTGGTGGTCTTAATGGAGACACGTTAGGAGCTACAGGTGGTTCTGAAACACAGGCATTAACAGAAGCAAATTTAGCTGCTCATACGCACACTTTTAGTGACACAGATGCACACACCGTTTCTATACCCAGAGCTTTTATTTTTGGTGCTGCTAATAATTCCGTAAACGTAGACGGTAGTGGAGTTCGTTCCGATTCTGGTTCTATAACTGTTTCAATTAGTGGAACTACAAGTAGTACAGGTAGTGGGTCGGCACATAATAACGTGCAGCCCACAATTGTCTTGAATTACATTATAAAAACATAAGAGAATATTATGGCTTTAACTAAATTACAGTTTAGAGCAGGAATAAACAGAGATTCAACATCATACACCAACGAAGGTGGTTGGTTTGATGGAGACAAAGTACGTTTTAGAAATGGCTTGCCTGAGAAGATAGGTGGTTGGACTAAATATTCTGATACACAGTTTCAAGGAACGTGTCGTGCTTTGCATACATGGACAGCATTAGATAACACAAACTTTATAGGTATAGGCACAAGTCAAAAGTATTACCTAAACGCAGGTGGTGTGTACTATGACATAACTCCTATAAGATTAACTACATCAGCAGGAGATGTAACTTTTACGGCAACGGACGGCAGTTCTACCATTACAGTTACAGATACAGATCATGGAGCAAATATAAATGATTTTGTAACATTTAGTGGAGCTACTGCATTTCACGGTAGTGGGGCAATAACAGCAGCCGTTATAAATCAAGAGTATCAAGTATCTTCCGTAACAGCGTCAAACACCTATACGATTACAGCAAAAGACACCTCTGGAAGCACAGTAACAGCTAACTCTAATGACGCAGGGAGTGGCAAGGGAGGTAGCTCTACGGTTGGAACATATCAAATAAACGTAGGACTAGATGACAACTCCTACGGAACAGGTTGGGGTGCAGGTATATTCGGTGGTAAGAGTGGTTCGGCTGTTACTACGGCTGTAAATGATGGGTCAAACATGAGTGCGTCAGCAACATCGGTAACAGTTGATTCGGCAGCTAGTTTTACCTCAACAGGATATTTATTAATAGGCACTGAAATTATTGAGTATACAGGCAAGACATCCACAACCTTTACAGGTCTAACAAGAGGTTTGTTTGGCACTACGGCAGCTATCCATAATGACGATGCAACAGTAACAGAGGCACTAGGTGGTTGGGGTATGCCTGCCACAACAACAGTTGCAGGATCACAGCTACGTCATTGGTCACACGATAACTTTGGCGAAGACCTTATAATGAATGTTAGAGATGGTGCAATATACTATTGGGATAAATCAGGTGGTACATCAGCGAGAGCCGTAGAGATTACAACGATAGCAGGGTCTACCAATGCACCAACAATAGCCAAGAAGGTAATAGTCTCTGAAAGAGACAGACACGTTCTAGCCTTTGGTTGCGATAGTGAAACAGCTAGTGGCATACAAGACCCATTGCTGATTCGTTTTGCATCACAAGAAAGCCTTACAGCTTGGAACGCTCTACCAACAAACACAGCAGGTGAGTTGCGTATTGGTACAGGATCAGAGATTGTTACAGCCGTACAAACCAAGCAACAGACACTTGTTATTACCGATGTGTCCGTACACGCTTTGCAGTTTATCGGACCTCCGTTTACATTTGGTATTACAGAGGTTGGTAGAAACACCACAATAATATCTGAAAACGCTGCTGTGGCTGTAGAAGAGTCTGTATACTGGATGGGATACAGAGAGTTCTATGTGTACAATGGTAGAACACAAAAGCTCGTATGTCCTGTGCAAGACTTTGTGTTTAGCGACTTAAATAGAGATCAAGATACAAAAATTATAGCAGGTCAGAATAGTGCATACTCTGAGGTATGGTGGTTTTACCCCTCTTCTAGTGCTACAGCTAACGACAAGTATGTAGTATACAACTACGAGCAAAACATTTGGTACTATGGCACGTTATCAAGGACAGCTTGGGTAGACAGAGGTGTGTTCTTATATCCTATAGCTGCCTCAACAGATAACTATCTATACTATCAGGAGTTTGGCTTAGACGATGGATCGCAGTCACCTGCATCAGGCATTACATCGTTTATAGAATCAAGTCAGGTTACCATAGGAGATGGAGACAAGTTCTTTTTTGCAAGCAGGGTTATACCAGACATAACATTTAGAGAAAGTACAAACGAAACACCACAGGTCAACTTGACGTTAAAGGCAAGGCGATTCCCTGGCACTACATACAGTCAAACAGAGTCAAGTGATGTCACGCAGTCAGCAAGCACTCCTATAGAGTTATTTACTGAGAAGGCTGATATACGCCTCAGAGGGCGTTCTTTTGCTCTTAGGCTAGAAAGTACAGCAACAGGCGTGTCATGGCGTTTAGGAACCACTAGAGTTGATCTGAGGCAGGATGGTGGGCGATAATGTCTACGAAAGTACCCGTACCGTTCTTTCCATCGGCTCCAAACGAGTATGATGCAAACTACATAACACAGATAGTAAGAGCCTTTGCGATATATGCAGAACAGCAAAACGCAGGAGGCGAAGGTAGAAACACAGGTCTAGTCTTAACAAATCTACAGGCACATGACGATAACCTAGAAGTGGGATCATTATTTGACCACGATGGTTTTGTGAAAATAAGTAGAGTAGACAGACCACATCCAAGAGGCAGTTTGGGAACGACAGGACTAGGGTCGGTAACCGTAACTTTACCATAATATGGGCAAGAGAAGTAATTTCGTCAGATTTGACAGAGACTATTACACAACTCCAATAGAGGGGTTTACACCTTTGCTTCCACACATAATGGGTAAGATAGAAAGATTTGCAGAACCATGTGCAGGAAATGGTGCTTTAATAGATCACATAGAAAGGCACAACTTCTTTGCACCAGAAACAAACAATCCTGTTTGTATTTATGCATCAGATATAGAGCCACAGAGAAAAGACATTATTAAGAAAAATGCTTTCCATTTAACTAAGCATGATGCAGTGGGTGCAGAGATATTTATAACAAACCCCCCTTGGGATAGAAGTATACTGCACCCTCTAATATTCCATTTAACATCTTTTAAGCCAGCTTGGTTGCTCTTTGATGCAGACTGGATGCATACAAAACAAAGTGCTATTTTTCAGAAAATGTTGAAGAAAGTCGTAAGTGTTGGTAGAATTAAATGGATTAAAGATAGTAAGGGTACAGGTAAGGATAATTGCTGTTGGTATTTGTTTGATAAGAGATTTAATGGAAAGACAGAGTTTTACGGAAGAACAGAATGAAACAAAAGAAACTGGAAAAAGGCTCTATATGGGAAAAAGCAGACGCAAATGGTGATGGCGTGGTAACAGATCAAGAGATGATGATAAGAGAACGCATGGTGCTGCTAGAAAACAGAGACAAAAAAGAAGATCAGCAACGATACCTAGTATGGTTCTCAGCTTTAACAGTAACAGCATTTATTGTAGTGCTAATGACACCCCTTGTTCCTATTGAAAGAATTGACCACCTCTCAGGAATTGCTGAAATTTGGGTATTAAGTAACATGGGAGTCTTGGCTTCCTTCATAGGATTTAATCAGCTTGCAAAGAGAGGAGCTAAAGATGACAGTAAAGGCTAAGAAAACAATAAAGAAAGTTGTAAAAGGTTTAAGTAAAGCTAGTAAGACACACGCAGGTCAAGCCAAAGCACTAAAAGCGATAGAGTTAAAAAAGGGTGGTAAGGCTAAATCAAAAGTAAATCAGGCAGGTAACTACACCAAACCAGAAATGAGAAAAAGAATGTTTTCAGCAATAAAAGCAGGCTCTAAGGGAGGTAATCCTGGTCAATGGAGTGCAAGAAAAGCACAGCTATTAGCGGCTAGATACAAAAAAGCAGGTGGTGGTTATAGAAGTTAATGAAAAAGAAAGACCCAAAAGTAGGCACAGGAAAGAAACCAAAAGGTTCTGGAAGGAGGCTATATACAGATGAAAACCCCAAAGATACAGTCACTATTAAATTTGCCACTGTGGCAGATGCCCAAGCAACTGCTCGTAAGGTTAAAAGAGTTAATAAGCCGTTTGCTAGGAAAATACAAATCCTCACCGTCCTTGAACAAAGAGCCAAAGTTGCAGGCAAAAAGAGCCAAGCCCAAATCGCAAAGAGGGCGAAAGAAGAAATCAGAGCCAAGCATAGAGGAAATCAAGCAACAGCTAAAACCAAGAAAAAGAGGAAGACCTAGAAAAGATGGCTCTTAAAAAATCACAAAAAAGTTTAAAAAACTGGTCTAAACAAAAGTGGAGAACCAAAAGCGGTAAGCCTAGCTCTAAAACAGGAGAAAGATACTTACCTACAGCAGCTATAAAAGCTCTTTCACCAAAAGAATACGCAGCCACAACAAAAGCTAAACGCAAAGGCACAAAGGCAGGCAAGCAGTTTGTTAAACAGCCTAAAAGCATAGCTAAGAAAACAAGGAAATATAGGTAATGTTACAAAGCTTGATTGGACCTGTTACAGGTCTGTTAGATAAATTTATAGAAGACAAAGATCAAAAGGCATCTTTGGCTCACGAGATAGCTACCATGAGCCAGAAACATGCTCAAGAATTAAGTCTTGCTCAAATAGAAGTAAACAAAGCAGAAGCTCAGTCAGGGTCATTGTTTAAGGGCGGCTGGCGACCTGCTGTGGGTTGGGTCTGTGCGATTGCCTTCCTATATCATTTTCTCCTAAAAGACATAATTATTTTTGTATGTGCCTTTGCAGGAGTAGAAGTTCCAGACCTACCAGAGTTTGACATGAGTACATTGCTCACAGTCCTAGGCGGAATGCTCGGAATTGGTGGACTCAGATCATATGAAAAGACAAAAGGATT